AGCTCTGAAGAAAAACAAGTTTTTGATTATATTAAAAACTTAAAAAGTGAATTATCTTCTCAAGCATCTAATCCTAATACAATTCCTGAATTTGGTTATTTAGGAGGACAGAAAATTGATTTAAGTAAGATCAAAGGTTTAAATTCCGATAAAGTAAATATCTCAACTACTCCTGTTGATGTACAAACATTAACAGACACAAAAAGAAGTTTAAACTCGATAATAAAATGGGATTTGAAAGATGGTGGAGTTAAGGAGTTATTAAAGTCTGTACGAAATGGTATTAATAAGGATATCCAGCAATACGGCAAAACAAACCCAGAGTTTTACAAGGCTTTTAAAGAAGCTGAAGAATTGTTTGGAAAGGTAGCAAAGCGTGAAAAAGTAGAAAACTCTCTGGGAACGAAAGCTACTAATTATACCACTGATGATTTGTCATATAATGCACTTGCTAAATCTATTCGTGATCCTAATAAAGCTCAAATTTTAGAAAAACAGACCTCTCCTGAAATAATGGACAAAATAGAAAAATTAGGTAATGTTGCTAAGGCTATGAGTAAAAGAGCAAGAGACATACCTAACCCTTCTGGAACAGCTATTACTCATTCGTCTTTAGCTGTAATAGGAGGCTTATTTACTAAGCCAATTTCTACTATATCAACATTACTTGGAGGGCAAGTAGCCTCAGAGTTATTGACAAATAAAAAATTTCTTGATGCTGCGATTGATGCTGCTAACAACCCTAAAAATCCTATAAAATCTATGGCTTTTAATAAGCGTTTAAAAGATATTACCGGATATTCTGTTGTTGATTTAAATAGAGAGCTAGCTAGACAAAAGACTAAAGATTTTGAAGAGCAATATCCTGATGCAATAACAATTGATAGTATGGGAGGTCAGTAATGAATTATACAACACTTACCGAGCAAATAAAGGCTTACGCTAACCGCACTGATGCTTTGTTTAATACTCAAATACCAAACTTTATTGAGCAGGGAATAAATCGTATTTACAGCGAAGCTAAAAATATCGGTTTTGAAATTATTATAACTGGCGATATTGCACTAAATAATACTACTATCAATAAGCCAGCTAATTGGCGCGAAACTATAAGCTTTGAAATATATAGTGAAAATCAGACATTTTCTAAGTTTTTATTACCTAGAAGCTATGAATTCTGTAAGTCTTATTGGCCTAATCAAACTCTAACTTCAGAACCTAGTTTTTATGCTGATTATAATGACTATAATAGCTTCTTTATCAGCCCAACAGCTGATAAAGCTTATAAGTATAGATTAATATATTTGGGAATTCCTTTATTTAACGAAGAAAATAGTGAGAATTTTTTAACTAGGAGATATCCAAGATTATTATTTTACGCCTGCATGCTAGAAGCAATGCCATTCTTGAAAGATGACGAACGTCTTGGGCAATTTGAGCAATTATACTCTAGTAGTCTTGCTAATATTAACCAAGATACTACTGAACGTTATGTTGATAGAACTTCAGATAGAGGTACGGAATAAATATGTTTAATGAAATTACAAAATTTGACTTTTTAGTAAAAGAGTTTTTTAAAGCCCAGTCTTCTGGTAATAAATCAGCAGAGCATTATTATTTATTAGAAATTTTATCTTTTAAAAAATCCGATCTTGGCAATCTTGATAATAAATATACTAAACTTGGACAATATGGTTCTTCGCAACATAAAAACGCTGAAGAAATTATAAATGGAAAATATGAATTTTTTCTACATCATGCAATATCTAAATGTATTGATGTTGGAACACAAACTGAAAATATATTAGAAATTGAAAAAGTTTCTGAAATTCAGTTACTCGGCAATAAAGAAGGAATAAACGAAGAAGTATTTGAAGATAATTTTTAATCGGTAACAAAAAATAATGGCAGATTATATATTTCCACTTACCTACAAAGCTGGCCTTAATCGAGATGGCACCGCTTTTCAGCCTGAATATTGTAATGATGGTCAGTGGATTAGGTTTAATGAAGGGAAAGTCAAGAAGATAGGTGGAGTTATTAGTCCTGGTAGATTAGGGATTTATAATTTTGAAAAAGTAAAAGCTATTACGCTGCTACCTAATAATGATGCAGATAAAATCAATGTATATTTAGCTTCTGAACAGAAAATCTTTACATTTACAGTTAATCAGGATTTTACTAACAAATCTGAGATTACTGAAATTAAAAGCTTTGCACAAGGTTCTACAAGAATGTTCCAAGCTGTTGTAGTGATAGATGATAATGTAAAGAAAATACTGTTTTTAGAAACTTATAACGCTCAAAATATAGCCGCCAATACTAAATGTAAGCTGTATCAACTAAATATCTCTAATAACACTATTACCGAAGTAAATCAAACTAGTTTTGATAATAAGGTAAGCGGTGGAATGTGTTATGCTGCACCACATTTATTCCTATATGGTGAAAATGGTTATGTGCAATATAGCAAGTCTGGTAATCCTCTGAATTTTAGACAAGAAGATAGGGCTGGAAGTCAAACTATCTCTAATGACAAAGTCATATATGCTGCTGCTATTCGTGGAGGCTCTAATTCCCCATCACTGTTGTTTTGGACATTATCTAAAGTAGTAAGGCTTACCAATACCTCCGAAGAAGGAGAACGAGTTGAACTACAACGTGATGTTGTATCTAATAGCTCCTCTATTCTATCGTCTAGATGCGTTGCTGAATATGATGGCTTATTTTTCTGGATAGGAACTGATAGATTCTTTGTTTATAACGGCGTTGTCCAAGAAATGGTTAATACTGCTTCGATCAATTATTTCTTTGATAATCTGGATATGAAGAATCGCCAGTTAGTTTTTAGCGTCATAAATCCACGCTTTGGCGAAATATGGTGGTTCTATCCTGAAAAGGGTCAAGATCAGCATAATGTTAAAAATACTAGAGCTTTAATATATAATAAGCGTGAAAACTCTTGGTACGATACTGCTATAAGTAGAGATTGCGGAATATTTTCTAATGACTTTGGCTTTATGATTACTTATGGATTTAGTTTCCAAGCAGAGAATTTTAATAAATATTTATGGAAACATGAAGTAGGAGAGAAGGAAATTGCAGGAGAGGATATAAATGCTCCTATTGTTTCTTCGGTTACTACACCATTCATTTCGCAAGCAGCATTTAATTCAAAAGACCCAATGAATGGCATTGACAGGTTTTTAGAGCTTAGGCGTATAGAGCCTGATTTTGTTATGAATGATAAGACAAAAGAATTACAGGTTAGGATAAATACCAAAAGATATGCACAGAGCGCACTTAGCTCTTCTGATGCTATTACTTTTACAGGAGAGACTGAAAGGATAGATACTAGGGAACAGGGTAGAGCTATATCTTTGACCTTTTCGTCTGAACATGATTTTAGAATGGGTAATATTATGCTTCAGCTTGCAAGCGGGGATGGCAATTAGATGATAGTATGGCCTGAGTATATAGATATAAAAGATTGGTCAGCTAATTTAATTGCTGATTATCCTGATGAGTATTTGCCTATACTTGAAGATGCGGACAAATGGGAAGACTGGGCGTCTGTAATTGCAGGTACTGGTATTTTTGCCAGAAATGAGATACCAACTCCTTTCTCTGTTGAATCAGGGGAAAAGCAACAAGAATTTAAAGATTGGCAGGAATGGGCAAAAACAGTGTATAATTTAATGATGAATAGTGGAGATAAAGATGTTTAGTCAAATAGATAATATGCAAGAAGGTGAAGATATGGAAGATAATATCTTAAATATGGCAAATACAGCTAATATTACGCCAAATTATTATGTCGATGGTGGAATGGTCAAAAACGAACAAATATCACCTCTAATTGCATTTATGGGGCAAAATGAAGGCAATCAAAAAGAAAGCAAACCTAAGGCTAATAATAATCCTTATCCTTCGCTTGCAGAAATGATTCGTCAGCAAGGAGGGGAGGAAGATGTAGTCCTTGCACATATTAATCCAATAGAAGCAGAAATGCTAAGTGTATTATCTGGTGGGGGTTCTACTAATCCAGTAACTGGCTTGCCACAATTTAGTATTTTTACTAATCCAAAAAAAGCTTTAAAAGGTTCTGCAGGAGGAATAATAGGCTCTGTTTTAGGTAATATGCTACTCCCTGGTATTGGTGGAGTAATCGGCGGGGCTTTTGGTGGTGCTGCTGGTTCTATGGTGCGTGGACGTAATGATATGGGACAAGCTATGCTACGCGGGGGAACAATAGGAGCAATGCTTCCTACCGCTGCAAGTTTAGCAGGAAGTGGCGCAAGTTCACTTGGAGCCAAAGGACTGGGAGCTACTTTAAGTAATTACGGAGCACAAAATGCGGTATTACCATCAATTGGCCTTGGAAGTTTAGGAAATAGCATAGGTGGAGCTTCTGCTGCTGGTGAAGTACCAGTTTCAGAAATAGTAGCTAAAGAAGCTGCACAAACAGCAGCAACAGAAGGAGCTAAATCTACAGCAGAAAAGTCCTTTACTGATATGTTGATGGATAATAGTAAGAGCTTCTTTAGCAAACCTTCTAATTTGCTTACTGCTGCTGTTGTTGGTGGTTCTCTCATGAATAGACCAAAGCCACCTAAGGAAAAATCACCAGAAGAATTAGCTGCTGAACGAAAACGTTATGAAATGGCTTTAATGCTAACTCCGCAGGAGCAAGCTGCTAAGGAAGCAGCAGACTTAGCATCAGAGCAATCAAGAAGACGTGTTGCTAGGAATAAGTTTCTGCCAGAAGAGAGGTTTAATATAGAGCCTTTATATGTAAAAACCAATAGCCCTGAAGATTATAAGAAAAAAGGAAGGTGGCTTGAATATTATAATAACCCTGAATTTACTGGCAATCCTGTAATGATGAAGGAAGGTGGCATGGCAAAACCTAGAATGTCTTATGAAATGGAAGAATTTAACTATCCATCAGGACTTGGTTTTTATATAAGTGGGCATACTAGTGGGCAAGATGATAAAATACCAGCTATGCTTTCCGATGGCGAATATGTAATACCTGCTGATGTGCTAGCTCATTTAGGAGATGGAAATAATAATGCTGGTGCTAAAAAACTTGATGCTATGGTTGGTAAAGTTAGGCGTAGTAAGGGCTTTAAGAACACTCTGCCACCAAAGGCAAAATCACTAACTGCATATATGGGGGTATAGATTATGGCAGGCACATTTTATCCAGGGCTACTTAACCAATCTGATCCGAGTGCAGAAGAAGTCTACGTACTAAATCACCCTGACATACAAACTCGGCGCATGCTAAATCCTAGTAGGTTTAATGATGTTAATAATGCTAGAGATTGGTTACAAAGAAGTGGTATATATGATTTCAATCCCCGCAAGCACGACTCTAACTTTGAAAATACACTAGAGGGCTTACTGGAAAAAGGCTATAAACAGCTTGCTGGGGATAGGGCAAGACTTAGTGGCTCAAATTACCCAGCATATCAAGGTAAAACTCTCAGTCCCATGTCAGACCTTACTCAAAGAGCTAGAGGTCTGCAGGAGTATTATGGCAGTAAACCTACGCCATATTCTGATAAAATATCTTCTGTTTTATCTCGTCCTACTGGATTATCTGAGGTTAGTACCTCTGGATTATTGGAAAATACAGGTGGAAGACAAAGAGATTATGGTAATTCATTACTAGGAAACTTACAAAAAGAATTTAGGTCTTCTTACAACGATAGGGTAGATCGCTTCCAAAGAAAAAGTGGAGAAGACATTAATCGTGGTATTGGAGAATTTAGAGGTAAACTCGGTGATATAAGCACCTTAAGTCGTAATCTTGACCAAAATGCTAACCAATCTACTGCTAAAGCTTTGCAAGGACTATCTGGTCAAAAGCAAGCAAGACGTAATTTGCTTATTGATAATTTAGAGCAGTTTGGCAATCAAAAACATGCTCTTAATAATTTAAAATTGCAAGCTGATAAAGCTGCTTTTAATCAGGAGGTTAATGCACCTTACGAAAAAGCTAATATGTTAGAAGAAGTTCTAAATAGGGGTAGCAATGCTGTTAGAGGTGATATCCATCCTGACTTGGAAAACTCTATGGTAAATCAAATAAATCAGGCAATGACTGCTTATAATGCTCCAACATCAAAATATAAGGGGCAGATGATTGCAGATAGTAATGCAGAGCTTGATACCTCACATCAACTTATGGGGGGTTTGAGTTCTAAATTTAGAGACAGTTTTTATCCTGAAAGAAAAGAACTTACAGGCAGATTAAGTAACTCTGAACAAAGCGTTAGTCAGTCTGCACTAGATAAAGTACCAGAGGCAATTAGAGGTCAAATAGAGCAGCTTGAATATGCAGGTAAAAAACGTCTTAAATCTGATCTTGGTACTCTTGCTAATAAATATACTCGGCTTGGCCAGTATGGCTCACCGCAACATATGTCAGCAGCAGAAGAGAGGGTAAGAGAGCTTAATCAGTCTACTTTAGAGCAACGTAATAAACTTATTGAAGGAAATCTTAAGAACCAACTGCAAATGCAACATCAGTCTAATATCGGTGATATAAAAAAGCTCGGTATGCTTGGTGATTTAGGTCAGCAGGAGTTTGGTGATTCTATCAAGAATATTAGAGATTTAAATAGGCTTGGCTCTACTAAATGGCAAAATAGCCAAGCTGAGAATGAAGAACTTTACAAAAACTATATGAATGAAGCTATGTGGATGTGGCCGCATATGCGAGGTCAAGCTATGAGAAGCGGTAGAAGCGGAGCTTTTTCTGACGTGTTTAATACTATGAAGAATAATAATATCAGCATTGAGAATTTAGCTAACCTCAATAAAAATTATCAAGAGATGGTAAAAGAACGAGATAATTATAGTACTCAAGTAAATAATCAAGCTAATAAGTATCAAGGTCAGATTAGCAGCTTACAATCACAACTTAATGAACAAAAAAGATTATTAGCAGAAAAACAAAAGATAGCTGAACAGGAAAGGCTTCTTGCACAAAAAAGACTGGAAGAATCTAGAAAAGAACAGCAAAGATTATCCAGCATTGTACCAAACTGGAGTGCCTTTAATCTAGGTAATTATAAAAATGTAACAATCTCTGCCCATGATCTAGCAAGAGAGTTTTATCGCTCGCAGGATCCATCTATTGCAGAAAGAGCAAGAACTGATTCAGCTTTCCGTAATAGTATCGATAGTTTTCTTGGATATCCAAATCAAGGCTTAGCCGTTAGGAGGTAACAGTTAGTCATTTTTAATAACTTCAAAGGAATTCTCTCCAACCAGATTACTTTCATGGTCAATTAACTTTTCTTCAGCTGAAGAGAGTAGATTTTTTAATGCATTCTTATCTTCTCTTAATTCTTGCTTTTCTAAACGCAGCTCTTCAACATTTTTGGATGCCATTTCAATGATATTATCTTTTTGTTTTAAGGATTTTTCTAGACTAGTCAGAGAGTTTTTATAAGTAGAAAGTTCCTTTTGCAGAGAATTAATCTCGCTATTTTTAGCAGATAAAGTATTTTGCAGTGAACTTAGCTGGTTATTTACCTGATTGATAGTATTACCTTGAGAAGTAATAATTTTATCTTTCTCAAGAAGCTGTGCTTGTAATGTAGCTATCTGATTTTTAAGAGCAACTGACTCTTCTTGTACATAATTATCTAGTGCTTTTTGCCTGTTTAAAGCTTGTATTCCGCTGGATTTCATAATGAGAACCTTATACCAAGTGTTGTATTATGTACATTAAAGTTTCTTTTTAAGATATTGTCCACCCCCTCTACTTTCTGAGGCTTATTTTTACCTAGCATTAGATAATTATAACTAAGCTCGCATTTTATGCCTTTATGTAGCTCATAGCTAGTTCCTACCATAAATCTATAGGTTGGTCTGTATACATGTTTGCCGTAAGCTGGGGCAAGAACAGTATGTAGACCATCTTGCTGCATAAAACCTGTGCCTTCATCCTGTATAGAAGAAATTCCAGCTCCTATTCCAACAAAATGTAATAATTTGTCATTTGTTCTATAGCCTTTATAAACATTGACTACTAAATCACTAATTTTAGTATCTAGATTCAAATGAAAATCTGCATTATGTACATGATGCTTAGAACGTTCACGCTGAGAGAATAAAAAGTAATAGTCAATCATAGTTTCTATACGTAAATTATCCTCAAACTCATAACCAACACCAAGTCCAACTACTGGAAAGAATCTTTTTAGCTTTAGCTCCCCGCTATACAGGTTATCCTTATGGTAGCTTTTATTTATATGATTCAGTCCTGCTGCTAATTTTAAATATAAGCCTTCTTCGGCTCTTGCTGATGGAATAGAGGTTATACTGGTTAATATTAGAATAGCTGTTATAAGTAGTTTGTTCATTATTAAATCTCCTTAATTGTTATTGGGTATAGTGCTTCAACTTGTTTTTTCTTTAATTTATACATTGGCGTGCGCATACCTTTGACATCTTCAAAGGTTACTTCACCATTTGACCAAAAGACTTGATAATCTAGTACGTATTTTGTGCCAGCTGGTAAATGAATAGGGATTTGTCTTAAGAAAAATAATACTTCGCCGTATTTCTGAAGTAATTCTAGTTCTTGGTAGCGTTTAAGCTCCTTTTTAGATGCAAACTTAATCCCTGAATACTCAGAGCGTTTGGCATTGAATTTGTGTCTAATCATTCCACAACTCCAATTCTGCTTGGCGTCTTCGGTATAGCCCTTTAGAGAATTTGCCGTTGATATTAACGATGCCTTTTTCTTTGCTAAAGAACTCATGCGCTGCAGCGTCGTAATTATCTTGATTTAAATACTCAAGACCTTTGCTTTTTAAAAAATTATGCTTGCCCCAGTTATATATCAGGCTAATTAAAGCCTCTGTTTGCCCTTGAGAGAGAGGAACATTTACTGTATTTTTAATAAAGATTTCTAAGGCTTTTATATCTTTGATTAAGATGGTTTCTGATAATTTTTTTGTGATTTGATTATAGTGTTCATCACTACTTACTGCATGACCATAGCCAATAACTCTCTGACCATTACTGTCGGTATATGCAGCAGAAGAAAAACCCTCATATTTTTCTATAAATTTCTCTTCTTCTATAAGCTGATCTGTGTTTTTAGCAAAACTAGCTGTTGTATACAGCATTAATATAATTGCTAAAAAATATTGATATATTGAACTCATTTGAATTAGTAGTTTACTTAACTACTAATTATACCATATCTAAATTTTATTGAGCTTAATGCGGGATTGCTTTTGAACTCTACAGCTTACTAAAATGGAACCAAAAAAGCTGTAGAATTCAAATAACCACTAAAATACGAAGTAACCAATATTCTGGGAAAGGTAAATAATTAACTTAAGTAATTAATCTGGTTACTTCGCTTACTAGAATATCACATGCATAATATTTTTGCAATGTAACTCATCCTATTGAGTTATTTGCTCTTAAAATGGATAATCCACAGACTTATTTACAATTTTTGTGGATTATTTTCTTTGTAAGTTATTGTGGTGTTTGTATATCTAGCAAGCCAATCAAGAATATCGGACAATTCTATTTCTGGCTCGCTTTTATTTAAACAAAAAATGAATGAATCTCGGTTTATTGTTGGCACCTTATCCTCTTACAATATCAGTAAAATCTGACCAATCCTCAACTTTAAAAGCTCTTATATCTCTAACTGAGTCTTTAAACCACCGAATGCTGGATAAT